AGGAGCCGCCGCCTACCCTTCCTTTTTATCCCCGAAGTTTGAAATATTTAGGAGCATGACCTTGACATTCGTTGAAGCCGTCCAGCAATTCGTTGCAAACGAGACGTGGTTGAACGCAGCGCACGCACCATCGGTAGTTGCACTGCAAGCCGTGGCCATCGAACTTGACCGCGAGGTCACCCCTGCCCTCATTGCGCAATTCGGAATGCTCCATCGTTCGCTTCTGAAGGAACGCCCCGGTGCCGAGAACGAGTCTGATCCATTAGAGGAATTGTTACGCCGTGGTCTTTAGTCCGGCACGCCATACCCCACCACTGACCCCAGACTTTGAGGCCGGGATTGATTGGTTGCTACCAGCACTCGAGTATTCTTGGAGTAAGGCAAACGGAAAGCCATTCAAGTTTGACCCTTGGCAAACAGAACTGCTACGCCGCGTTACCGAACTGTTACCCGACGGAACCTTGAGGTGGCGAGGTGCGCTAATCAGCGTGCCACGTCAGGCCGGCAAAACAGAGCTCGTCACAGCAATCGGAATTTTTGCCCTGCTCCGGAAACCAGACCAGTACAACATTGGAATCGCTAGCACAGTGGACCTTGCTCGACTTGTTCACGATCGAGTTATGCGGGTTATCAATGCAAACCCAGCTATGAAATCAAAGATGTTCAAAATTACAGAGACGCGCGGTATCAGAACCAATAAGAACAGCAGGTATGAAATCAAAGCTTCAAAGTCAAACGCATTGCAAGGTATTCCGATTTCGATTGCAATCATTGATGAAGTTCACCTCGTTGATAATGCGAGCTGGTCGGCATTGCAAACGGGACTCGGCAGTAGACCGGACAGTATGCTTGTGGGCATAACAACAGCGGGGGACGAGAACAGTGAACTGCTGACCCGTCTTTACGGAATGGCCGACAAAGCGATTGCCGGTGAACTTGACCGATTTGGTGCATGGATTTGGGAAGCGTCAGAAGCCGTAGTACCAAAAGATGATGATGAATTTATGGCCCTTCTGACGGAAGCAAACCCAGCACTTCAAGACGGACGCATTGATCCTAAAATTCTCCTATCTGATGCTCGCAACGAAGTCGAACTTGACATCATTCGCTATCGGCTGAACCGTTTTGTGAACAGCGCGAAAGATGTGTTTATCCCGTTTAGTCTCTGGCTCAAGAATGAGCGTCGCATTGATGACGTTCTCCCAGCGGGACAGGTTGTGTTTGGTATCGACCGCTCTCCTGGCTGGGAGTTTGCAACGGTGGCCGCTGCTGTAATGGTTGACGGTGTCATTCACACTGAACTGGTCGCATCGATTGTAAAGCCGACTCTGGAAAAGTTGATGCTCGTTGCACAGCAACTTCACCAGCACTCTCCCCGCGCGATCATCATGGACGGGAAAATGCTAAAAGACTTGCACACCGAACTTGTGCAGCGTGGCATCAATTCAGAACTTATTCAGAACTCTCAAATCAACGGGGCCTGCTCATCGTTCTATTCACGTTTGACTAACCAAACTTTGAAGCATGCACCGGACCCGTTGCTTTCGGTTCAGATTCCCCGAACCATTCGCAAGGTTATGGATGACGGCTACCGCATCTCGCGGCGTGACTCGAGTGTGGAGATAGACGCAGTCATGGCCACACTACTCGCTTGTCATGGAGCGGAAACGCTGAAGCCCGTGGCGACCCGAACCATTATGATCTAGTCTGGTAATCTAGTCCTCTATGGACAAGCAGACTCTCGATGGTTACCCCATCCCACCCGTTGACCCAATGGACGTTATGCAGTGCGATTCCTGCCAATAACATAAAACGTACAATTTAGACACGCCACGCAAGATTCTTGCGTCGTGTGGTACGATTATTGCGTATGGCAAGCCTTCTGGACTTCCTGAACCCGTTTCGCGCAATCGAGACGGTGCGTTCAGTCGCGTCCGAATTCAGCACCGAACTCACAACGCGATCATCTATCGTGCCACCGCCCCGGGCTTCTGCTGGTGTAAACACTCTCGAAGCTGTCAGCATCGCCGCCGTCTACCGTGGCGTATCTATTCTGTCGAACGCAATCAAGCAGATCGGTGTGCACCTTTACCGTGACGATGTTCGGCTCGAGTCGACACCGTTGTGGGTAAAGCAACCGGATGACAAGATAACCCGTGCCGAGTTTATGGCGCGTACTGTCAACTCAATGGCTGTGGCCGGAAACGCTTACTGGCGTATCTCGCGCAATGGTCGCGGCGAGACTGTGAAACTTGAAGTGCTGAACCCATTCGACATTCTGATTGAGTCGACGGATAGCGGAGAACTCACCGGGTACACCTATCGGGGTACTACCGAATACACACCTAATGAGATTCAGCACCTCAAGATGCTTGCAATGCCCGGCAACCTTTACGGCCTTGGTCCAATCCAGGCCTGCCAGGCGGAATTGCGCAACTCGAAGGATACCCGCGACTTTGCGTCGAAGTGGTTCTCGGATTCGGGGATGGCTGCGCAGGTTGTTTCGCCAAAGGTTCCTGTCTCGCCTGACACGTTGATTGATATCGCCGAGTCGTTGCGTAACGCGCAGACTGGTGGCAGTGTGGTTGCACCTACCGAGTTGTCTATTCAGAACTTGTTCCTGAACCCCCGTGACGCGATGTTTGTGGAAGTTCAGCAGTGGAACACTTCTCAGGTCTGTCGCATTCTGGGCATTCCCGCGAACATGATGCTGGCGGAAGCCGGATCTAGTATGACGTATTCGAATGTAGAGCAGGAACAGATTGCATTTACCCGGTACTCGCTGTCTGCTTACTACGTCGAAATCGAGCAGGCGATGAGCGCACTTCTCCCACGCGGAACCGACGCACGCATGAACATCGACGCACTTCTCCGCAACGACACACTTACCCGATACCAAGCCCACCAGATCGCAATCGCAGCAGGCTTCAAAACAATTGATGAAGTCCGTGAGGACGAGAAGCTTGCGCCACTGTTAGGAGCCACCAATGGAACAATTTGAGACCCGTGAGATGGAGTTCCGTCTTACTGACAAGGACAAGCGGGAAGTCGCCGGCATTGCTGTCCCTTACGGCACGCTCGAGAATGGCGAAATGTTCGCCCGGGACTCGGTCACGCTCGACCCTGAAGCGAAACTTATGTGGCAACACGACAAGTCAGAACCCATCGGCAAGATTATCGAAGGCCGTCACACCGAAGCAGGCTTTGAGATTGTTGCTCAGATAAGTGCCACGCAGAGAGGACTCGACGCAATAACGCTCCTTGAAGACAACGTCCTTAACCGGTTCAGCGTTGGCTTCCTTATGCGCAAGTCCACCACAGACGAAGAACGCAACCGCATCGTCACCGATGCCTACGTGCGTGAAGTCTCACTAGTTTCGTTCCCTTGGTATGAGGGAGCGACTGTCACCGAATTGCGTGACGAACCCGAACAGGACATCCCTGTATCGGCTGAACAAAAAGGAGAAATCATGGATGAAATCCGTGACCTGACTCCCGAACTCGCCGAAGTTCGTGAGCGCATTGAAATGGTTGAGCGAGAAATCGCCGACCTCGGCAACGTCGAAGCAGCCGCTTTGAGCTACCGCACCGCTGGAGACTTCCTTCAGGCACTCGTCAGCAACGACGAAAACGCTGTTAAGATGTACGACAGAGTTTTCACCGGGGCTACTACAACGGACAGCATCACCACCCCCATCGACGTAGACCTCATCCGTCTCGTCGCACAGGCTAACCCTCTCGGCTCCGTGTTCGGAACTGGTGTCACTCCCCCCACCGGAATGACCATCACGTTCGCGCAGGTCGACTCCATCACCGATGGAACCGATGAGCAGTCCGGCGAAGGTGAAGACCTTGGCTACTACCAGCTGAACCTCGAAACCTCGAGCGAGCCAATCATCACGGTCGGATCGCACTCGTCGCTTTCGCGTCAGGTCATCGACCGTTCTTCGGTTGACTACCTCAACTCGGTTCTCCGTGGTCAGGCAATCGCCCTCGGAAACGCACTCGGACGCTTGCTCCGTGTCAAGTACCAAGCCGTTGTCCTTGCACAGCTCACCGCTGGCAACAAGGTCACGCTCTCGGCACTGACGTACGACGGATGGGTTGGCGGACTCGCTGACGCAGCTGCAACGTACTTCCAGCCCAACGGTGTCCAGATTGACGCACTCGTTGTCGACAAGGCCACCTTCAAGGACTTGCTCGCTCTCGACGGAACCCCGGTTATCTCGTTCTCGGGTGAAGCCCTTGGTGCTGTCTTCTTTC